ATAGATGATAATACGTATGAGGTTTGTGGGCTCGCCAGTGCTGAAGTTCTGAACAAGTACCAGGACGCAAGCCTCATTAAAGATAAGCGTATGATAGAGCGTAAGACAGGATTTGTAGGGTATGACCATCTCATACCAGCAGAATTTATTAACGAGTACATTGATTGTATCTATGGAGAATTATGTTAAAAGCTGATGGGTTAGATGACGCAGTAATCGGAAAGACATATGACGTAGCTGTTCAAGAGTTTCGCCTGGTCTACAGTGTAGATAAGTGTATCAAGATCTTAATGGATCGTGACGGCATGAGTCATACCGAAGCCAGGGAATACTTGGAGCATAATACCTTGTGTGCATACGTTGATCAGGGCCAGCCGATCTTTGTAGACTCTGAATGCTTTGATGAGATTGAGGACCTCTATGACGAGTAAGTCTGAACGAAAGAAAAAAAGATTTAAGAAACATTTTTATAGTGTTGAGCGAGTAAGGTTCATAGCTAGTCACCCTTGCGAGCTAACTGGAAAGCTGTGCAGTATCCATAACGCACACATGAAATCACGGGGAGCAGGGGGAACATATAAGCACGTCGTGCCCCTGCATTTCCTGGCACATAAGGACTTCGATGAGATGGGGAAAGAAAAGTTTGAAAAGAAATACGGAAGAACTAAACAATCTGTAAGAGACAGAGCAGAGTATTATCATGAACAGTGGAAGGTATACTGTCATCAAAGTCGAGGTTATAGCCTCGCATACTAGGAGGGGTAATGATTGATTTAGAAAAAGTAATTAATTGGTTTTGTTTGCTCACTGCGGTATGGCTTGTCGGATGGCTTTCGCATCTAGCAACAATGAAAGCTGTAAGCAAAGAGATCAACACACTGGTTCCCACTCATATGCCGGCCCCTGTGGTGCATGAGAATACGATACCATTCCCAGGCATAAAGAGGATGAGTCAGCTAGACAGCATAGCTTTCTGTCATGCCTTAATCACAAGAACTTCTAACGATTAAATGAAACAGGTTGAGTTTGTTTGTAAGCATTGTGGTCACCGCCAGATCTTAACAGACTGGGACACCTGTGCGTACTGCAGTAAGCCTATCGACAAGTCGGTGAAGAAGCCCTCTAATCGTCAAGAACAAGCAGAGCAATGCCACCACCAATGATCGCATACGGAACCCCTGCTCTTATCTTGCTGAACAGGCTACCCTTGGCGACCTTCTCCCATGCATCCGACTCAGCATTCAGGGCAGTGATCTCAGCCCTGAGTGCTTGGTTGACCTGTTGTTCCCGTACCCACATCGAATCAATCACCGCAACTCTACGCCACAGCATGAGATTTTCAGCCTCTAAAGTTTCTACCTGATCCTGGTAAGCTGAGACCTCTCGATCATGGTCTTCTTGGATCTGGTCAAAGACAGGTTTTAAGCCCTCGTAAGACTCCAAACTATCCCGAAGTATTGCCATGTTGTCCGTGAAGCTCTCAGATGCTTCTAAAGCCCTCTCAACAGCATCGGCACGTACCTCAGAAATGGAGTCGTGAGCGTAGTCCAGGCTATCTCGTAGTACCTCGTAGTCTTGGGTAGCTTTTTCGAGGGACACCTCAAGCTCTTTTCTTTCTACCTCTAGTATTCGTACTCGTTCTTCTGCAATGAGTGCATCCGTCTTCGCATCTCCGACATAACTGTATGCCAATCCCAGGAGTACAAGGACTCCACCCAGTGTCAGCATTTCTTTTGATCGAATCATCTACTTACCCCGTGATTTCTAAAAACCCCCTACGGGGGTTTTCTGTAATTATATATTTCTGTGTGCTATCGCTGCAGTTCTTGAATGTACGTAAAATAATTATCTTCAGCCGGCAGGATTGTTTCCGTCTTCTTCGGACGGGCGAATCTTGTAGGCAGTTACGTGTCTCCAGATTCTCTTACCACTGATTCCTGTGGCCCTAGTTTTCACCATCTTGTTGGTGCATTCTAAGCGTCCCTCATCTTCCAAGATGTCGAGCCTCTGGTACACTGCATTGTCGGACATCTGCAATAGCTTCTTTAGTTCCTTCAACGTGTATACATTTTCTTGGTCACGTTTTCTGCCAGCTTCAAAAGCCTTCTCAATTTCTTGTATAATTTGCTCTGATGTTAACTGATTCATACCTCTCCCTTGATTGGGGTTTCTCTGGAAACATTCGACAGCAAAGGCCGTACTTCAATATCTCCATCATCGCTAATAATGACAACCAATAATCCAATGCTGGCCATGTTTTCTACAGCTATCCTGTGTACCCACTCAGTAGCTAACTGAAACGCTGGTGTACTGATCATTCGAGTGACACCTCGATGGTCATAGCCACTGTCCATGTACTGGTGATTGTGACTGCGTATTCCAATGTCGGCTGGCCTCTTCTCATCCCACGCCTTTTCGAGGTTGCCTCTTTTCATTTCCTGCCACATCTCTAGTGCGGCTTCGGCCCACGCATCGAAAGCGTATAAGCGACTGTAACCAGCCCTGGTGTTCGCTCGCTGTCCCATCCTACCATGATGGCTTATCGAGAGCCTAACGTCCCCTATGTCCAGCCTACGCCTATAGCTGGAGTACATCCCACTATCAGGATCTAGCTCTACGGGCCACCCTTGACTGTGTAGTGCCCGTGCAATCCCTTCCTCTGACTCTGCAGATCTACCTACGTGAGAGGGAGTTCCTCTCATCACGTGGACCTGCTTTGGCTTGAGTGCCAGTGGTACTCCTAGACATTCCAAGGCTGTACGTATGTGGATACCTGTCAGTGGCGATGCAATCTGTGGTGTTCGGTGGTGATCTCCATCAATCATGTCACCGTTCAGTACAAGGTGCAATGTCTTCCTTCGTGCTAAACTCTTGACTGTATCCCAGTGATTTTCCCATTCTTGCCATAGCCATTTCTGAGCATCGGATGGCTCATACCAACCACCGTCATCCAGTTCAATCCCAGTGGATGGGCACAAGCCTATTGTTGATCCACAGTGCAGGTCACTAGCGACTGCTATGACTGTAGACATATGTCTCCTCCTTACCGATCTTCTCCACCTAGTTCTAGCCTGACCTTTAGTAAGGCCAGTTCTCTTTCGAGTAAGTGAATCTGTTCAGTTAAATTATTTAGTCGTTCCGTCAACAATCCAGAAGTTCCTATATATTTTCTCTGTCTGTCTGCTATATCTTCTATCAAAACAGTATTAGCTACGTCCCGATTTTCCATATCACGAAACCTTGCACCTGCATACCAGGTAGCCACCAGTATGCTGATTGCAAACCCAATACTAACTGCAGGTAATGACGTTTGTTTAGTGATGGCCATTATCTAATTGGACTCCCTGCCTCTATGCTTCTTAACATTTCGTCTATCAGACTACCTGCTTCAGCGGAGCTTGAGCTTGGCCCCATTGGGGGTATGACTGGCAAGCTGTCTGAATCATCTATAGGTAAATCTCCACTCCCTAACGGTGTAGCCGCTAATGCTTGGTCAGTCATCACACTTAAACCAGGTATTAAAGCTAACAAAGATTTTAGCCCACCTCCTGCGAACTTCTTCCTGGCAAATTCTCGTAACCGTCCTGGTACCCCTTCCCAACCTGGTCCAAATCCTATTCCTTTGGAGTCTCGAAGCTTGGGACCATATTTATAGTCCATTTCTTTTCGCCATAACTTAGAAGCGGACTCGCTTGCGTCCTTCACCCTATCACGGTGCATAGCCGTTACCGCTTCGCCAAAGGCGGGAGAACCCCCCTTCCATCTGGACACCCCTGAAGGACGAGATACATTCCTACCCCCTGTGACGCTCGTGCCTCCTTCCTGTGTCAAGGAGCGAAGGCCACCTCGCAGGTTAACCGTCGGTGCAGGGTCTTTTAAGTCTTTGATTCTCCTAAACTCACGCATGAGGTTTTTATCTCGCACAGCCTCCCCAGTGAAATCTTCTATAGCCTTTCTGAGGGCCACATCCACCTCTCCCTCTGGAACGGATGACAGATCGAAGGGCACCCTTTTAGGCACTGTTCGGCCATAACGCCAATCAGATTCGTCTGGTAGCTGACCCGTGAGAAGGTCTTGATGGCGTTCATGTGCCTCCCTCAGAATGCTTTCTATACGAGGTTGCAACAACTCCATAATGTTTTCGTCCTGCCTAGCCTCTATTGCACTCAGCAGTGCCTTGCGAAAGGGTCCACCTAATGGATTCTCAATAGCCCTCGGACCCGTACCTATAGGCGTATACAAATTGCTTGGCATTCTCCCTTTCAGCTTTTCCAGTTCTCCTAGACCCATGTCTGCTAACGGAGCCGTGTCCCTCCACTTAGTTGGGCCACCTGCTTGTAATCCCATTATACCCTTATACATCTTACTGTCCTTTTTTCTATGGTTTCGACTCAAACTTCAGTCCATATCTTTTTATCCAATCCTTTACATATCTGTTGTTCCATCCCAAGAGCGTTGCGGCCTTGTCTACATCGTTGCCACTTTCGGCCATGGCCAACGCTACTCGTTCTCGTAGGGACTTACCTTCAAATAGTTTTCTCCTTCTTTCCATCTCAAGGGCTTCTTGTCTTATCCCTTCTGACTTCTCTTTTGCCTTCCTTTTTTCAATCGTCTTTATAGCAGTAGCCTCCCCTCTAGGTGATGGACGAATAGCTTCTCTAACTTTTCTTCTTCTGGCTACCTTTTTGGCTGTTCGACCTTCTTCTAAATATTTACTTAGGTATTTAATTTGTTCTGACGGAGGTAATTTCTGAAACCTTTCTAAAAATTCCGTGAAGGGAATAGCCTCTCGTACCACCTCTAAAAGTTCAGGCTGAACACGTCCAGTTCGTGATAAAGATCCTTGAGGGATTTGTCTAATCCTTGGCTTGTTAAAACCTAGCTCAGTATACATCTTACTCAGACCCTTTTGTACACTATCTATATTGTAGTTTTGGAATTGACCTGTCTTTGCTAGACGGGCCACGCTATACTTCATTTGATAATTACCTGCCCTAGCAAGTTTATTGTATGCATCTAAGTCCCAGCCCTCACGGGCCATCCACTCTTCGGGGTTTATATCACTGACTTTTTTCCAAACACTACCATCATCATGTGCCTCAATTCTTACTAAAATCTTTTCCTTGCCGCTTCCCTTAACCTCTACAAGATCACCGACATTATAATCTTTATTTATACTTCCTCGACTTGTACCAGTCCTATCCCCACTCTTAATTAAATCCATGGTGGACTTACCTTTAAATTGAGGCTGCATATTCAATCCATATTGCCCATCTTTATAGTTCATTGGCATTACTTTAGAGTGGACCTTCGGAGGTATAACCTGCACACCCTTTCTACCTACTCGCATTATTCCAGTAGACGGCAGATCTTCGAGACCTTCCAAGATGTTCTTGACAACTTGCCGTGGTGCTACTGGTTTCTCCTCCATAAATCCACGAGACTTACCTTCCAAGGCTTCGTCAAGAATACGCTCCTGTTGCTCTGCTTCAATCTTACTCTCTTTTGCCCAATCAACTTTTTCTTTTTTGACAAATGGCAGGGGTTCAAGTCCCCGTTCTTCCCGTACTTTGTCTCGAATACCACGTACCAGGCGTTGTTGGAGTTTATTTAGATTTTGCGGGTCTGCATTCGCAGCCTCCACCAAGGAGTCGTACTCTGAAGGTAATAGTTTACGGCCCTTCATTGACCCCATCATACGAGCAAAATGAGATTGGCCAAGGAGAGTTTTCCGTTCAGGGACACCTTCTGTAAATATTTTATGGTATTCTTCGCCATGGTTTTTTAGTATATAATCTGCTTCGTCGTTAAATATTTTTATCTTCTGTTCGGGAGTAAGGTTTGGGTTGGCTTTTAGGCGTTCAATAAAACTTTGATTAGGTAGTAGTTGTCTGTTAATCCTAGTGTCAACTCCCACGCCGCCCTTAACAAAAAACTTTCTCATGTAACCAGGTAGCGTTTGCCGTTCGCTGGCCGGTAATTCTACCTCATAGGAACCAGGAGACCCTGCCCTCATATCAGGATCTGTCATAAAGCTTACTGCTTTCTCTTCTTTTATTATATTTTCCTTTATTTCTTTCTCGATCCTAGCTTCTGCTTCTTTAGCTTTATCTATCTGTCGTTGGCCAAAGTAACTACCCTCTTTAATAGTTTCACTTTGTATTGCCCCACGCCTTCCGCCCTCTTCCACGGCTCTTTCAATTTTATTTTTGTCCTCTACGAACCCTTCTCTTATAGCCCTCCACTCTGGGTGGTTCCGCAATTCTCTGGGTATATTTTTTTGTCTCGCCCCAGTCTTAAGATTCATAAATTCATTTCCATCAGGAAGCCATTGCCAACCCAGTGCGGTTTCTATCTCTTTTCTTTTATCATCTCTAAGCCAAGCAGCTACAAGGTCTTCCTTCTCTTGCTGGGCACGCAGTGGGTTCAACTCTTTGGGGCCTAAACCAAGATCCTCAGACTCCTTCATCATTTTCCTTAACTGAGGTGTCAAGAGTTCAGGTTCTTCTATCTTGGTCTTTGGATACCCCCAGTGTTCATAATCACGTTTCGTTAATGGAATTTTTCCTGTTACGTCACGTCCAGAGGGGTCTGGCTTGTCATACTTTTCTGGAAATTTCTTACGAGGACGCCCTCCACTCTTGCCCTTCTCAATAGGGCC